ATACTAACATGATTATTAATTATCTTAAGTATAATTCTTAAGTATACCCTCTTACCTTACTATAGGAACCTCAGATCAGATTTTATACCCTAAATTTGTAACTTTTTCTTACGTAGATACTTAAGTAGTTGAAATCCCACGAAAGATTTTTTGTTTTTTCTTGTGTGTGGTCGTCCGAATCACTTCCGAATCTGACAGGGCCGAAAGGATTTTTTGTTGTTGGATATGTATTGGGCTACCGCCCCCGCCGAATCACCCCGCAGAATTATACAGGGGCCCCATGGGGTATGTCAACAGAAATCGCACGATATCGACACGATTCTTCCTAGTTTGTGTAGTTTATGCAACAGAAGGGCGCAAGTATGTGGCAAAAGTGTCACACTTTGGTAGATTCTTGGGTATTGACAAAAGATTTTCTTGCGCTAGAGGGGCGGGAGGCCAAGCACTACAGAATTGATTCGCGGTATCATATTACCCCAAGTGTTACGTTATAACATAACATAAGCCCAAGCTAACCTATTGAATGGGGTAGGATAATACCACATAGCTCTGACACTCGCAGAGACGACCGCAGACAAGCGAAAGCCCTACCAAGGCGGGAGATACCAAGGCAGGGCTTAGGCGGGCTGTAGGGTGGCTTACAGAGGCGCTATGTAGGACTCCAACGGCGTGGCAATGGTTCAACGTCAATCAGTTCTGACTCTGGATAGGACAACTCAAGCGCCCCTTTCAAATGTTCAAAGTCGAAAGCCCGTAGCGTAACGCTAAATTCTTCCCCTAGCTCGTCACGTAGGACACAAGCCCAACGGATTGACTCTTGCTTGCTTGTCATTGATCCACCCCCAATTCTATTTCTAGGTCGTCTAGAATACCAAACAGGCGACTCGAATAATGGCCCTTGTCGTTTAGCTTTAGGTCGTCAATCAAATCTGACACTTTGCCCAAGGCCTTTTCAATTTCGTCTAATTCTGACTCGTAGGTATATTTAGCATATTCAAAGTCACTCATTGATCCGACTCCAATGTTGAAACATGATAGCCACCAATGTGGGGGATAAAGAACCCGTATCCGTCACGGTCAAGGTAAGTGAATTTGCCAAGGGCATAGCCAAAAGCGACAAGATAAATTGCAAGGGCGATACGAGTCATTGTGTCGATTCCTTAGTGATATGCAAACATTGTGACGAACATTGCCGCCATTGATACGAACGCCGCAAAGATAGCGACAAACCCCAAACCTACAGCGCCGATTGTGCCAAACGCTAGGGCAAGCGCCAAGTTTAGGAAAGTAGCTAGGGCGAAAAGGATAACGTAAAGCATTGGTTTGTGTCCTTGTGTTTGTGTTCCGTTAAGAATCTTATGCCGTGATTCGTAGCTATGCGCAAGCCTTTTAGTGCTTTGGGTAACTAATATTGGCAACGCTAGGATTCCAACAAGCCCGACAATCGCCGCAAGCGTTACCTTGTTGACTAGCGGGACATTCATGACCGAAAACTTGCGCCCCCTTTACATGAACGGTTGAAGTATTCTTGTGGCTTGCAATGGGCTTGTCCCCTATCATTGTGGCAGATACTCTAATAACTAGGTTGCTAGGAATTGTGCCGCCTTGGCGCTTGTAAGCCTTTACGATTCCCGCTTCACGGGTTGGCAACCAATGGGCAATCTTTGGCGTTGCCTTGGCTACTTCACAAATAGCGGCTAACTGTTCAACCGAGTCCAAGTCACCGCTATCAAACCAACGATGGAAGTTTTCGCCCGTTTTATTTGCCGCCCGTTCAATTTGGAAAGTGCAAGCCTTAACCCATTGGCTAGGGTTGTCGGTCAACCATTTGCGGGCCTTTTCCAAGTTAGCTTTCCACCCTTGATTGACGCTAGGGCGCAAGCGTTGAATCTTGCGGGCGTAACATTTAGAACAAACAGAACCCTCTACCTTGGCTAGTTTATCCCCTACTTTGCAAGCGAATGCATCTTGTGCGAATGTTGTCCCTGGCATTTTGCTGTTGCCAAGGCTTATCTTTGCAAATTCTTGTGCCGCTTTGAGTGTCATTGCATATGGGCGGGTTTTGGTTGTTGTGGTTGTCATTGTCTTAGACTCCTTGTTTGGCGGTAGTTTGGGGGCTTGCGCCCCCGTTAGGTCAATCTGTTGTCTTTACGGATTCTTGCGCCCTTTGCAAAGATTTAAGCGCAATTTCAGAATAATCTAATTCGTAGCAAATAAGTGCATCATATAGCCAATATTGAACCATGTCGCCAGCATCCATCGCTTGCGCACGCTTATCAAGTAGGTTCTCAAAATCTGCAAAATCCATTGTTTCAACTCCTTGTTTGGTTGCGTTGTTGAGTCCTTTATATATGCGATTCGCCCGTTGTCAACATACTTGAGTCACATATGCGCCTAGTGCATGACAGCTATGCAAAATTGATTGTTGTGGCGTTAGAATCGGGCTTTGCTAGGCTTTCCCTAAATGTAACAAGTTTATCACTAGGATTCGTGCATGATTCCTATATCTAAATCTTATGTCCGATCGCAATATGTATGCAAATTATATATAAACCGTAGACTGCGACAATTTGTCACATTGACTCTCGCTCGTTTCTGTGATAAGGCGAATCAGTATGAAAATTATGCACAAATGCTGCATATGAATATTAGACATAAGACCCCTACCGAGGAAAATGTTCGCCTGACCCCTACCGAGGGAAATGTTCAGGGAAGCTGCGCTTCTGGGGCTTGACCCCCACCAGTGGAAATTAAGATCTTGACCCCACCGATGGAAATTGATAATGTGATTCGTAGATCGAAAAGGAGAAAGCAAATGACTATCAAACACAGCGATGTATATAGCTCTGACGTAAAACTAATGGACGAAGACAAGAGCGTCTATCTAGTCAAGCACGAGGGTTCCTTGTATGTAGCTCGTCCACGTGGCAAGATGCGTGACTGGGAAGTTCTGTATCAGATCAACTAAGGGAGGCCCCTACAATGGAAATTAGTGCAGCAGTAGAGATGGTAAAAGAATTAGGTCATACCTATGCAGTCCTGATGGCTGAGAAAGGTTACAACCTAGACGAACACACACCCTTGATGAATGGTCTGGCAGCGTATCATATGCTAGAACTCAAGAACGAGGTTAAAGACCTTGACGAATCAATTCATCAGGTAGTAATGTTAGCTTACGAAATGGCAAAGGAGCAATGTCCATGAGTGACAACAGGGCAGAAGCCAAAGTCTGGAAGAATGAGTCTAAGTGGCAGGTAGAATTGTATATGCCTGACGAACAGACTTCAGTCGCACGGGTCAACAGCAAGAAAGAGGCTCTCCACATCATGTATGCTTGGATTAGAGACTTGACCCATGTTGACTTCATCATATACACGGGCAAGGGCGAACAGGATTTTGTCGGAACTAAACTCAACAACCATGTCAGGAGATTCACATGAACATTGAGAGCAACCACTACATAATCGGACTAGTCACTGAGCATGGGGTTATCCCACTAGACGTAGGCCGTAGGTATGGACAGGTAGCAGCACAGCTACGAGCAGAAGAACTTGAACTGACACAGGAAGCTGAAAAAAGGGCTTTACAAGGCATCAAGTTTGTGGCACTGTCTTCAGTAATTGATCTAGAGTAACACACAAGGAGAATCACTATGACACCTGAACAAGTTAAAGCTGCTGTAGAAGCAAAAGGCACTAAGTTCGCAACTGTTAAGTTCATCAAAGCTGATGGTAGTGAGCGAGTAGTCAACGGCCTGTTCAAGCCCACAAGCAAGATCGTAGGGTCTGACAAGGGTCTAGCACAAGGTGAAGCTATGAAGGCACGGGGACAGATCCCAATCTATGAGGTGTCGTCCAAGTCATGGAAGAGCTTCTATGCTGAGAAAGTATTGGAGATTAGCTGACTCTCCCTTCATTAACTAATACCACTTATACCACTACTAACGGAAATAGAAAATGCTAGAAGTCTTGTGCCTGACAGTCGCTATCTATTATGAAGCCAGAGGTGAACCCATCGAAGGACAGGCGGCTGTCGCACAAGTTATCCTTAATCGTGTGCAGCACCCTGACTTCCCTGATGATGCCTGTGCTGTAATGTTCGAGCCTAACCAATTCTCTTTTGTTGGTGACCCGTCTGACCTCATACCCCCTATGATGGAAAATGAGCAGGCCCGTAGAGCCACGGAGAGAGCCGCTGAGGTGGCACTAGAGGTAGTCGAGGGGTATCATACCCACATTACCTCAACTCACTTCCACGCTGCTTATGTAGACCCCTTCTGGTCGGATGAATACACACTTGACTTTCAGGTAGGGAATCATATCTTCTACTCATGTATGCCAGAGAAAAGGAATTGCTAATCATGTCTTATCACAAATACCCTGACCTCACACCTGTAGACACAACCATCAAACGCCTTGAGCAACGCTATGGTGACTTGTTGTGGGATGACCCTGACCATGCTGACAGTATGGATGCCATTGATATCATGCGTGAGCTAGACACACTCTATGCTGCACGTCAGAGAGGAGAACTCTATGTCCCGAACTTCTAAGTGTTTTGACGAATACGGAAACTATGGCGAGAACAATGGCCCCCTACCCCCTAGAGTGGAAATAAGGGAGATGACTGAGGAAGAGCGTCAGAGGGCTAAAGAGCGTGAGGCAGCTAACAAACAAGGAGACAGTGATGAACAAACCACTGACAGTCATGATTATTGATGGTGCGACTTGGTATTCCGAAGATGACTGGAAGGCCTTGGTTGCACAGAAACTTGAGCTTGATTTTAAGATAGATTTTGCCTCAAAGATGCTGCCTCGTGCGACTATAGCCATATTCAAAGACCGCAAGCAGGAGGCGATAGATGTTCTTGAAACGGTTATCGAAGAATTGAAAGGAGGCAGTGATGGCTAACCATTGGCACTACCAACTGATGTATCACAAAGTCGACATGAAAAGTTTTGTCGATGGCGACTACTACGCCATTCACGAATACTACCCAATGGAAGACGGTGACGGATGGACTGAAGCCCCTGTAGATGTTGTTGGTGACAGCGTTGAGGAAGTCAAAGAGGTGTTGCAGATGATGCTTGAAGACATCGAGAAACATGGAGTGAAAGACTATGATCAAGACAACACTAATTGACTACATGGGCAGCGACCTGTCAGTCGTTAATGCAGCCCGTGTTAGCTTCGGTAAGAAGCACGATAGCTTCCAAGACAAAGACACCAAGCTGATCCAGTATCTAGCCAAGCACAAACACCTGTCACCCTTCGGTCATGCCTTTGCATCCTTCCATGTGAAAGCACCTATATTCGTAGCACGACAGCTAGTGAAGCATAAGTTCCTACGTTGGAATGAGATCAGTAGACGCTATGTGGATGAAGAGCCTGAGTTCTATGTGCCTGACGTATGGCGTGGACGTAGTGCTGACAAGAAGCAAGGTAGTGAGGGTGTTGTTGACTTAGAAGCTATTAACTCTTGGGGTGATCAATACGAGGGACGCTTCGGTGAAGCAACTTTAGGAGAGATAGTGCATGAAGAGGCTCAAGAAATCTCATATTCGTATGACCTGCTGATCAAAGCAGGAGTAGCACCTGAGCAAGCCCGTATGGTTCTCCCACAGTCCACCATGACAGAGTGGTATTGGTCAGGTAGCCTTGATGCCTTCGCAGCTATGTGTAAGCTACGGTGTGCAAGTGACACACAGTATGAAAGCCGTATTGTTGCTGACCAGATCAGTGATGTAATGGGTGAACTATTCCCTGTATCATGGGAAGCATTAATAGGAGACACTAATGGAACTGATTGATTGGTTGGTTGTTGGCGCTTTAGTCATGTCGTTGATTAATACAATAGCGATCATGGGTTTGGGTAAGCAGCATGAAGACTTGAAAAGAACTATAGATCATCTGATAGTTAATGCGATGATTATGACGGAACTTTTAAGTCGAGAGGATCAAGAAAATAATGCAGATGAATGAGATTGTAACAATGTGTGAACGGTTAGCCCGAAAGTTTAATCGGCCCCATCACTACGAAGATATGGTCAGTGAGGGTGTTCTGAAGGTCTACGATCTCTTGGACAAGAACCCTGAGACACACCCTGCTAACCTGTATCGTGAAGCAAAACGTAGGATGCACGACTATATCAACTTCGATTGCAATGGTCTGTCTGTTCCTGCCTCAAACACTGCTAGAGGGCTGTCTAGGACTGGTGAGGTAGTCAAGGGTAGCTCATGGTCAGAAGAGGCTGTAGAGGGCCTTATGGCTGTTCTAGAGGCTGAATGGGGTGAGTATGACGATGACCTAACTGAAGGCAACTTTGCTACACCTGAAGAGCTTCTGATCGACAAGCAGACGAACCAAGTTTTGTCGGATGGCATTGCGAATCTACTTGACAGTGTTGAGGCTCAGATTGTAATCCTTCGTTACTTTGAAGATGCAACACAGGAAGAGGTGGCTGACCTATTTGGGCTATCACAAAAGAGTGTTTCAATCCGTGAAAAGAAGGCTCTACGAAAGCTACGGACGAAACTCTGTAACATTTTGTGAAGTATAAGATCTCGTCTGAGGTTCCTAATAGCAAGTGTCACCCTTACTTAAGTATTGTCTTGAGTATAATTATAATTACTTAAGATAAACTAAAGAGGAATACAGAAGTATGGAAGATGATTTAGATCCAAACTTTCAACCTTGCCCTTTTGTTGATTGTGGTGAAAAAGACACGTTTGGCTATAACAATGGTTATGGGTTCTGTCACAGTTGTTGTTCAGCGTATCCACAGAGGACATTGGATCTTTTCGATTGGATACAAGGTTTCAGGATAAAGAAAACCTTCGCTTGGGCAGAAGAAAAGTATCCTACGTTGAAGAGGAAGAAGTTTAAATGGAAGTAATCCACCAACCTTGTCCCTTTGAGGATTGTGGTAGTAGCGATGCCTTCGACTACAACACAGAGAAAATGACAGGTCACTGTAAGTCTTGTAATCGTGGCTACCCAAGCCGTGATAGGACATTCGAGTGGGCCTCAGAGAAATACCCTACTAAGGGAAATAGAGAGGAGTTTGACATATTGTCGTTCACACCTAAAGCAATCAAACCTGAGTCCCCCGACAGTGGAAATTGGGTAGAACTTCGTGGGGTCAAACCCCTCACGATGGAAAAGTTCAGCGTAAAGACATATCAGGATCGTCAAGAGTATATCTACCCTAGTGGTGGTATCAAGGTTCGCCGCTTGGACGAGAAAGCCTTTTATGCCAAGAATGGTTTCAAAGGTGATGAACTCTTCGGTATGAACTTATTCCCTGCGGGTAGTTCCAAGAAGGTTACAGTTACTGAGGGTGAGCTTGATGCTTTGTCTGTGTATCAGATGATGGATCACCGCTACATTAACCCTGTAGTTTCTCTGCCATCGGCTACACCATCGAAGAAGCTGTGGGAGAAATGTGCTGACTGGCTCAACTCTTTTGACCAGATTATCCTGTCTGTAGATAATGACGATGCAGGCAACAATCTGGCTAGTCGTATGGCTAAACTGTTCCCTAACAAGGTCTACCGTGTAGATCATGGGGACTACAAGGATGCCAATGACTTTTTGCAGGCAGGTAAGCAGAAGGAGTTTATGTCAGCTTGGTGGGGCGCACAGAAGTATGTCCCTGAGAATATCCTGAACACTACTGAACAGTTCTTGTCTCTGTATCGTGACACACCTGAACACCAGTATGTGCCAACAGGTATCCAAGCACTAGACGACAAGATCTTAGGTCTGATGCAGGGTCACTTCACAGTTATCAAAGCGCCTACAGGTATCGGTAAGACTGAGGTCATGCGCTATCTGGAATACAATATGCTACAGCGTAAGATCCCTATTGCCGCATGGCACTTGGAAGAAACTAAACTAAGGAGTTTACTTGGCCTTGTGTCGTATCACCTGAACGATAACCTGACACGCCGTGACTTGATTGACGATAAGCAAGCGGAAGAACTTGTAGTCGATGCTATCCAAGAGCTAACCAAGGACGAGCTATTCTATCAGTTCTACTTGGGTGATGGTCAAGGCGCTGACGATTTGATTGACCAGATCAGGTTCTTCAGTCAGGCAGCAGGTTGTAAGTTTGTGTTCTTCGAGCCTATCCAAGATGTGGTTGTGGGAACGTCAGAGGAAAGCAAAGAGGCTATGTTGGCTGACCTGTCTATCCGTCTGTCAAAACTTGCAGCAGAACTAAACGTGGGTATCGTGACGATTGCTCACACTAACGAGAATGGCGACCCTAAGTATTGCAAGATGATTGGTCAACGTGCATCAGTCATTATCAATCTGGATCGTGACAAGGAAGCTGAAGACTTTGAGGAACGCAACACGACATACTTGCGGGTAGAGAAGAACCGCCCCTGCTCAGAGGAAGGCCCTGCGGGTCGTATGCGTTTTAACTCAGACACATTCACACTACGAGAGGTAATCTAATGTTTGCTATTGAAAAGAATGTTCCCATCGCTGACAAGACGCACCGTGGCCGTATGCCTAGCACTAAGTTAGACTTGCCTTGGTCTGACATGGAAATTGGAGACAGCTTCTTCGTTCCTGTAGGTAATCAGGATATGGTTCGCCTTATGAACAAGATTACAGCAAGTGGTCGGGGCTTTTTTGGTGCAGGTTGTATCAAAGCTAGGTCTGTAGTTGAAGACGAGTATGGTATTCGTGTCTGGAGAATCCAATGACGGGTTTTGATGTTGAAACAGAAAACTTCTACCAACTTCGTGGTCAATACTATCTAGGCGATGGTCTGTATGTTTGGGAAGATGTAGATGCACAAGCTGAAACCCTTGATGACTGTTTAGGACATAAAGAATCTGCTATCTTAAACTACCCACAATATGTGGACTTTATGGTAGAATATAGGGTTGTCACGACAATCTTAGTGATTCCACCTGAGAATGATATTGAAAGTGACATGGAGCGATAATGACAGTATTCGATATTGAAACTGACGGACTGCTTGACGAGCTATCGAAGATCCATGTTCTGTCGTGGTCTAACGATGGTGGCAAGACAGTTAAGTCCACAGGCGACTACGAGGAAATGAAGTATGTGCTTCTGAACAGTGACACGCTGATTGGACACAACATCATCCGTTTCGATGTCCCTGCTATTGAGAAGGTCTTAGGTATCAAGCTAACAGCCCGTCTGATCGACACTCTGGCTATTTCTTGGTATGTCAACCACCAACGTCCTAAGCATGGCCTAGAGGGCTACGGAGAGGACTATGGAGTGCCTAAGCCAGTGATCAAGGACTGGAACGACCTGACGTATGAAGAGTATGCCCATCGCTGCTCTGAGGACGTTAAGATCAACTGTCGTCTCTGGCGTGACCTAGACTTGAAGCTAAACAAACTGTATCAGGACTTGGACGAAAAGGATCGCTTCATTGACTACCTGACCTTCAAGATGGATTGCGCACGGGAACAGGAAGCCCTAGGGTGGAAATTAGACGTTGAACGAGCGCAAGCAGCCTACGATGAAATCATGCGGCTCAAGACTGAGAAAGAAGAGCAACTGGCTGATGCAATGCCTAAGCGAGTGTTGACTG